TTTTTCGTCCTCGTTCTCGGACTGCTCCAAGTCCTCGGCCATGGCGGCCATGAAAGCGTGCGCTGGGTCTTCACCCAGGATGGCGCGCAGCTTGCCTCGAACACGCCAGTTCGCGGGCCTTTCCCCCTTCTTGATTTTTATAAGGTTGCTGTGCTCGATGTCGAGCAGGATGGATAGCTTTCGCTGGCTTCCAACTATCGAAGATGCTTCTTCGATTAGTAAATTCAATTTCTCTATGGTGTTCATTTGACACCGCTCCTTGGTAAATTTCGGTGTCCAAAAGACACCAGTGTCATTTTGACAAGTTTACACATAGAGCCGCTCAGTCTGTAACAGTGCTTGGAATAGCACGGCATCCGCGTTCGAAAGCGTGCGGGCAGCAGGGCGGCTCTATCACCCAGGAGCCGCCATGTTTTCCACCTCGTCACGCTTCGGCGCGAAATCAGCACGCACTTGGTCGATGTCCGGGATGTTCGCGTACCTCAGTACACGGTATCCCGCGCTGGTCAGCAATGCGTCGCGTGCGTTGTCCTTCTCGACCTTGCCTTTGTGGCTGGCGTCATCCAGTTCGATCACGGCCAGCACCTGGAAAGCTCTGTCGCATACGACGAAGTCCGCAATCTTGCGGTCGAACGTGTTGCGCACTGCGTACGCCCGCGCGGTTAAAAGTGCGCCAAAGCTCACCTGGGCCAGAACCACAAGGTCGGGCAGCGCCTGGGTTAGCCGGTTGTGCATTGCTTGCTCGCGCTCGGTCATCAAGCGCTTGCGTTTGGGCGGTTCGCCTTTTCCGGCCTTCGCTTTGCTGACCTGCTTGGCAAAGATTGCAAGCGCGACAAGTGCCACGATGGCTATTAGCACGATTGGCAATAGTGACTTCATTCCTTCTTCCTCCGGGGTTGAAGCATGAAGCATCGCATAACCCCTATCTGTCCTCCCCCAGCTCACAAAGCCCATCAGGGCGAAGGCTTGGCGGCTCGCGCCCAGGTGGCGGGCTCGGGGGAGGGCGCCCCGTGCTACTCCCTGGACGCGCTGATAACGCTGGGAGCCATTCGCATCTGGAAAGCCACGGCAATCGCATATGGTGAAAACCATCGCAAGACCCTGCGCGCCCTGAACGAAGCGCGCCGTGAAGCGGGAAACATCATTGGCAAGGGGCTGCAATGATTTCCGCGAAAGGGATCGTTACCCGAATGGGCCAAGACCTGCAGGGGCTTGGTGGCGAAGCCATAGAGCCCGGTTCCTGCGCAGCAGGAATTCGCCCATGCATCCAAGGCCAATCCGCCATTGCCTGGATCAACGAATCCACCGGGCGCAACCGCGCCGCATGGCTCTCCATCTCTGACTTCCTCGCCCGTGAAAACCTGCGGGAAGTGCTGCAAGCGCGCGCCGCCGAAGCGCGGGCGCACGCTGGCGTTAGCGCGTGCGCTGGCGCATCGGCGGCGTTTCAACCCCTCCCCGATGGTAATCACGGGGAGAACCTTTCCACAGCCACAGGGCGCAGCGTATGACCCGCCCCCGTAAAACCGATCTCGTTCTCGACGGCAATGAAGTCAAGCTGCGCTTGACGGCAGAACGCCGCAAGACTGGAACCCCCGTACACGTTGACTGGGTGCGCTTCACCGTCCAGCTCAAACACGCCCCAATCCCTGACGTCGAAACCCTGTTCCCCCTGAACCAGGACCTAGAGCCCATCTCGGCCTGGAACCTCGACGCCATGCGCCAGCGAACCGCCAAGCTCGCCCGCATCCTGCGCGAACTCCCCGATTCCGACTTCGCCGCCAGTGCCCAGGCCAAAACCCTGGCCCAAGAAGTCTGCGAAGCCCTCGGCCCCGAATTCAGCGTCTTCCCTGAGCTGCGCAAAGGGCACGACTTCTACCGCTTTCGCTGGTCCATCGTGCGCAACGAAGTCGAATGCGCATGGGTCGGCTTCCTCTCCAGCGGCGACAGTCCGCGCCAGCACGCCCAGGCCAAAACCATCCATGCGAACGTCTACGGCAGCGCCTGCACCTTCGCACAACCCGGCTTCAACCGTCGCTTGGCCGCCATCGTCGAACGCACCGAAGCCAAGCTGACCCGCGTCGATCTCGCCCTCGACTTCTTTGACGGCATCACAGGCGGCCTGGATCGCATCCGTGCCGACTACATGGCCGGGGCCATGAACCACTGGGGCCGCAAACCAAGCTGCAACCAAGTCGGCGACTGGTGCAACGGCCGTGCCCGTTCCTTCTACTTCGGCAGCAAAGAGGCGGGCAAGCAAACGAACGTCTACGAAAAAGGCCACCAGCTCTACGGCGCTGACTCCTCCAGCCCGTGGCAGCGCGTCGAACTGCGCTACGGAAACAAGCTGCGCGAACTGCCCGCCGACATGCTGCGCCGTCCCGCCGACTTTTTCGCCGGTGCCAGCGACTGGCACGCCCTGATCCTGGCCGAAGCCCAGGCCCAGGCCGCCCCGGAACCCGTCAAGACACTCCCGCGTCTGGCTGCGGAAACCGTCTCTGCCGAAGTCTCGCGCGTGCTGCGCTGGGCGCGCAACACCGCAGGCCCCTCCCTGGCCTTCCTCGTCAAACACGCCACCGAAGACCAGCTCATCAGCGTGTGCGAACACCAAAAGCTCCCCGGGCGTCTCCAGCGCTTCGGCACGGGCGAACTCGAAACCGCCGCAACGCGGCTCATGAAACGCATACAGGGCTCCGGCTATGGCCGTGTCGGACTCCAGCCCATCTAAAGGCCCAAAGGAAAACGCAATGAAACTCCAAAGCCAAGCCGTCCTGCACGGCATCAAATCCAGCAAGGGCGAGATCGAAGGCCGTGGCTACGACTCCACCACCTTCCATATCTCCGTTGACCTCGGCGCGAACTCCAGCGGCGACAGTATCGGCGTCGTCACGCGCCCCTTCAAGTGCGGCACCTCCGAAGAATTCAAAAAGTGGGCGCACCTCAAAAACAACTGGCCCGCCACCGGCATTCCCGTGCTGTGTGAATTCGACGTGGTCGCCGGTGCAGACCAGACCTCCAAGCTGACCCTGCTCGCCATCAAACCCGCCGCCCAGGCCAAGGCTGCGTAATGCCGCGCTACGTCATCCAGTCCGGCACCACCGGCCAATTCCTGGCCCCGTCCTTTGAGGACGGCCAGCCGGAATGGGTGATGTTGCTGCGCGAAGCGGGCGTTGTGGAAGACCTCGAAAGCTGCGCGCAGCTTATCGAAGACCACACAGAGCCATTCCATCGCCCCCTGGTCGTGGATTTGGACTGCATCCATGGCTGACCCCCAAGTCATCCAATGCGCTGCGGCCTGCACGGTCACGGTCGTACACAGCCTTCCTCTCCTCGAAATGACGGTAGAGGAGGGCGCACAAATCGCGGGCGCCGTCCTCGCGGTATGGGCTGCGGGCTGGGCCTTTCGGGCCCTGATCCAGACCCTTCGATCTGACGGCAATTCATCAACTCAAGAGGACTGAAACCATGAACAAGATGTTCAAGACCCAACTCGTGCGCCGTTCCATGCCTGCTCTGGCGCTGATCAGTGCCGGTGCGGCCAATGCCGCAGTAGACGTGACCGCCGTCACCACTGAAATCGGCGGCAACGTCGCCTCGGTGGTCGCCATCGGCGGCGCTGTGCTGCTGGTGCTGGTGGCTGCTGCTGCCTTCAAGTGGGTGCGCCGCGCTCTCAGCTAAGCCCTAACCGGCAAATGGGGTTCTTCGGAACCCCTTTTTAATGCGCATCAGATTGCATCAAAAAGGGGCAAATCATGGGTATCTGGATAATCGTTGCAGTACTGGGGGCGGTATGGCTAATATTTTCCGCTTGATCCTTTCAATTCTTGTGCTTTACTCTGGTGCTTCTTTTGCTCTTTCGCCTCAGGATGGTTGGACGGGGGATAAGGATGGCACTGTTTATTCTTCTCCGCAGCAAGCATGCACTTCTGGTTGTAGAGCCACTATTAATAACCCTGGTTATACATTCTCTTCTTCCTCTGAGATTTCTTATATGCCAGGGTCTTTTCAGTGCTATTACAAAACACTTAGTGGCTCAATAGTTGGGGCATGCCTAGTTACCAAAGCGGTTTCTAAATGTCCGGCCAATTCAGTTAAATCAGGTGGGTCATGCATTTGCTCTGAGGGTTATGAGGAAAAGGACGGTCAATGCCGTCCAAAAAACCCGTGCCCTGCAGGCCAGCACGAAGAGGGCGGCGCGTGTGTCCCTGACCAATGTGGCAAGGATGAAATCCGCGTGGGTGGCCAATGCGTCCCTGAGAAATGCCCTGACGGGTCGGATAAGGTGAACGGTAAATGCCCTAGCGAATGTGAGCGTAAGAAGGGTAATACGGTTGCGTTCGAGGCTACCTCTGCCTCTAGTGACTCCGCTGTCTGTTATTTTTCGTGTATGGCGACATATACCATGAAGGCTTGTCACGATGATCAGAATTGCACGTCCTATTACACTTATACAGGGTCGTCCTGCACTCCGGGTAGCGGCGGTTCTAATCCTGGCGGTGGTAATGGCGGTCAGAACCCTACTGGCCCTGGTGGCACGACTGATCCCGGTCCTGGTGGCACTACTGACCCTGGTAGTGGCAGTGATCCTGGCAGTGGCGGCACTACTGGCGGTGGGACTACCGGGGGTGGGACTGGCACCGGTAGCGGCGGTACTGGGGACGGCGGTACTAGCGGTGGGACTACTGGCGGTGGGACTACTGGCGGTGGGACTACCGGGGGTGGGACTACCGGGGGTGGCACTGGCACCGGTAGCGGCGGTACTGGGGACGGCGGTACTAGCTCTTGCCCCGCAAACATGGAAAAGGTTGGTACTAGTTGCGTCCTCTCCTGCCCTGCGGATCATGTCCGCAATGGGGCCGGGGAGTGCGTCTCCAACGGGCCTACTAACCCTGGCGGCGGTGATGGTCAGAACCCTACCGATCCGGGCGGTGGTGGTGGCGACAACCCTACCGATCCGGGCGGTGGTGGCACTACTGGCGGCGGCACTACTGGCGGCGGCACTACTGGCGGCGGCACTACGGGTGGCGGCGGTAGCGGTGACGGTGACGGCGATTGCGAGGGGGAGGATTGCAAAAAAGGCTTTTCGGGCTCTTGTGAATCTGACTTTTCGTGTAAGGGCGATGCCGTCCAGTGCGCTATAGCCAAAGAGCAGCACAAGCGCAATTGCAAGCTATTCGACACTGAAAGCGACGAATCCAAGCTCTACGAAAAGGACAAGGATAAAAAGGGCGATCAAACCAAG